AGAGTGTTTTATCTTTGCGAGAAGCAACTCCAATACGAGATAAGGTTTCTCTAACCTTTAGGAAATCGTCTGGTTCGTTCAGACGTACTTCCAACATCTCCTCTGGACTCCACGATGTTTCATTCATTTTCTTCCACCTTTATTCAATTTACTTTTTATAAGGGCGATTTGTTCATCATCTAAAACATCCAGAGCGGCCTTTGCCTTCTCGTTGCTGTAACCGAAATATTCTTTTACATACTCTAAGTTTTTAGACTTCTTCGCCTTCATCCAAGGAGCATATCTATTCATACTCCTTAAACTATTTAGTAAAAAGTCATTTTGAAGTTTATTGTCTAGGTGGTGTAAACGATTCATCTCATTCACAATTAGACACTCTTGTGTACCTACAGGTGCGATACATTTATTAATGATGAAAGCAGGATACTTCTTTTCCCACATTTCATCCTCACCTTCCATGAGTTTTTCTTTAGTCTTGTTTATCGCCTTTAAGTATTCTTTCAGTTCATAACTCATTTGAACTGCACCGATGTCATCATGTCCGTGAGACAAGCCAAGAGATTAATTTCTTGGTCAGCGACAAAGGCAGACTTATAAGAATAATCCCCAAGTATGAGAACACAGTGAGGAACAGCGCTATCTGGTACATTACCAGATAGACTATCATAAATCCTACGATAAATCCTATGAGGGTCATTGTCCAGATTATGAACAACCCACTCTCTACAACTCTTGAAGTCTTTATCCCTAACAAATGATACGAGCTCTTTGATAGAAGTGTCTGATAGATTGACGAGGATTCCAGCATCAATATTACCTGTTGCAGAGTATCTTTGTAATTCGTTGAGACATCTTCTCCAATCTGGGAAAAACTTGTTGATAAGGTCTGCCACAACTTTTTCATTTGAGTTAACATTCTCAATCTCCAAAATGTGCTGTACACGTTTCATAAAACCCATTGCAAGTTTTGGTTTCTCTTCATTTGGAATACGAAACTCCACGGTAGAACAACGACTGTGCAAAGGTTCAATGATACGATTTCTGAAATTACAAGTCAGAATGAAACCACAGTTCCTACTAAACTCCTCAATGAAACCACGCAACGCTGGTTGTGTGGATTGTGGATTTAGATAATCTGCCTCATCCAGAATAACGTACTTGCGTTTACCATCCATAGAGACAGTACTCGCAAAGTTTTTGATTTTAGTTCGCAGTGTGTCGATACCAGATTCTTCTGAACCGTTTATCATCATGTAGGTACAACCAATCTGTTCCAACATTGCTTTCGCAACTGTAGTTTTACCGACACCAGCAGTACCAGTAAGTAACAGGTTTGGAATCTCTTCGTTGTCTACGAACTGTTGAAAGGTCTGCTTAAGTTCACTTGGAAGTATGCAGTCATCAATCGTGACAGGACGATACTTCTCTACCCATAATATATCATTCATTTTAAGCAGTCTCTAGTGCAATGTAATATTCAACATCCTTACTGACATTTTTAAAACGTGAGATACCTCTTTCGGATACCTGTACGTCATAATCACCAGATAAGAGTTTTAGATTCTCTACCTTGAAGTAGAACTTCTTACCCTTCGCTGGACTTTCTGCACCAACTTCAATACTGAAACTATTAGATGTATCGTTCTTACGGTCACTTACACGCAAGTCCATGATACTGTCACTACCAATATCTAGAACCATATCTGGAGCACCAAGAACCGCCGCAGCCTTCATCACTTGGTTGAATGTATCTTTGGTCAGAGTAAACTCTGCATCTACAGAAGGCATACTGATTTCTGTCTTTGGTGTTGTCACAACAGATGGGTCAGAATAGAAGTAGGTCAAGTCTTGACTACCCTGTGCAATTCTAACACTCTGTTCATTGAACGTAAGTTCTGGGTCATTGAATAGAGACAATGCAGACAAGAACTCATTCAAGTCATAAATTGCAAAGTCACTGTCAAATGTATCAGGCACAGTTGCAGTTGACACAATGTTCTTCATTTGAGACATTGTTGCAATCCTGTTTCCTGCTGTCACTAAAAGGTTCGCATTGATAGACGCATAGTTCTTCAATACTTCCCTTGTATCATTACTAAGTTTCATAATATTATTTCTCCATCATATCGTGATTATGTAGTGCCATTATACCATAATGAATCACTTTTAGCAAGTCTTTTCTGTTCTTGCCATCTTTTTTTCCGTATCGTTGTGAATATTTTAAAATATTCCCAATACAGAAACCTTCACCATGTCCACTGTCCATGATAAATTCTGTTGCTTGAAATTTGTTGTGTGAGTAGTGTGCGTTATAAGTGCCGTCAATGTACTCTTTTAGTTCATCCAGAATTTCATCTTCCGAATATTTGTAATTTATTTTTGTCACAAGATTCATCCTATAATAAATGTGAGGGGGAGAACCCCCTCACGATTTGACATTTAGTATGCGTACTTTGTACCAAGTACAGACGCAATACCAGCAGAAACGATTTCCTTTGATGGAGAACCAAGTCTATACGCAACACCTTTTGCAGTGTCATTAGTATAGATGCAGTGACCCTCTGATTTCAAAGTATCAATCATTCTAGTTGGTGAAGTAAGGTCAAATCTCTTTCTAAGAGTCTTCCACGTTACATTTTCACCTTTTGACAAAAGGTTAAATACCTTCTGCTTCTTACTAAGTTTTCTTCTACTCATATTTACTCCATAATTTATTAGTTGAGTATTCACATCATATCAAAGAAAACCCTATTTGTCAAGGGATTTATTTGACAGTAATCAACTGAGGTTTTTTCTCTTCTGGTACGATTCTTTCTAAATCAATAGTCAGCATACCATTTTCGAGTTTTGCACCGTTTACTACAATATCGTCAGCAAGAGTGAACTTTCTAGTGAAGTTTCTCTGTGAGATACCTTTGTAAAGAGTTTCCTTTTCCTCTTTTTCTTTAACTGATTGTACAGTAAGAAGACCCTCTGCAAATTCAATTTCGATATCCTTCTTACCGAAACCAGCAAGTGCCATTTCAATAGTGAAATTATACTCACCCTGTTTTTCGATATTGTAAGGTGGATACCCTGTTGATTCTGCCTGATGGGTTACATAATCGAACAGTCTGTCGAATGTTCTATCGAAGCCCACGGCATAGGGTGTCATGTGATTATAGTCAAATGCCTGAAGGGCATTTCTTAGTGTGCTTAAGTTAGTCATTTTTATCTCCTTTATTAAGCAAGATTAATAGATGTAGACCCACAATGGCATCTACTCCTATATTTATATGGGGATTGAATCTGAAAATTCAACCCCCACACAAATTCTTTTTTAAGCGGCTTCGTCATATTCCTCTTCTTCACCATCAACAACAGAGAATGCGTTGTCCTCATTTTTCTGGTAAAACGTATCAGTTCGTGCATTGAAGAAAAATGGTTTGGTGAGGTCATGAGAACGTCCAAGTGCTGGAAGTGCCGCATAGATTTTTACTCGATTGAACTCTGGTGCAGTTTTTCCAAAAAATGCAATACAGGCGTTCATAATCATTCCATTGAAACGTGTCACAAATGTTGCAAGACGGTTCTGGAACACGTTGTCAAAGTCAAAACCAGACAGTGTACCTGTGTGTACAACCATACGAATTTCTGCATTTGGATACTGTGCAGCAGTTTGTACTGCTTTGTAGAAACCAAAAGTCTCACGGTCATGTGAAATAGGAATGTATTTCACTGTATCCGTATCTACAAGTTTCGCATCGGTCATGAACTGTGCAATTTGGAAAGTTGCTTCTTTTCGTGTTGACCAAGGAACAACAATATCATGTGCATTGAAGTTGTTGTAGATTTGCAGAATCAAAGTCTGTCGTGTATGTGGTTGGAACACACCTTCACCGCAAACCCAATCAACACGTTCTGTGATTGCGTCCATAGTGTTAGGAACACCAGCCTCACCATCTGTGTCAATGTATCGTTGAATTGCATCAACTACGTTACGATAAACGTCTGCTTTTGAAAGTGGTTCAGCAGGGTCATGAATTGAGTTGAAACGAATACCACACATCTCAATTGCATCTTGGATTTGTGCTTTTGTGTATCCCTCTTTCCCTTTGAACACTGCAATAATACCGTTAGGCATATTGAATGGTGTACCAGAGGTTACCTCACCACGACTGTTTCCTGTAATCACCTCAAAGTCTGTAGGTGACCATTGAAACCATGCCATTGCTGGGTACTTCAGTTTGTAACCATTGCGTTCAATATTCTGTTTGATATCCAGAAGTTTTGAATTTCGTGTACGACCACCAGCACGATATTTCTGTACCGACCAATCAACTGCGTTAAGAGGTAGGATTTTTAGTCCAACATATTCGATTGCATCTGGAAGTTTGTCACCAAAAATTTCTGGGTAAATAAGTGGCCAATCCAACAGGTTTTCTGCTAGTCGGCGGTGTTCTTCTGTGAATTCTTTTGTTTCCAAAAGATTTACTACTACGTCAGTCATTTTGTATCTCCTTGTAAGTAAGACTGTTTCAATAATCGGTGGTATTCCGATTCTTTTTATATAGTACTCTAAAAAGAGGGGAAAGTCAAGAACTTTCCCCAAATTTTATTAGGCGGCGTCTGCGTATTCCAGAGCCTTGTCAAGTGCGTTCAACTTGACCTTACGGTTACGTCCGTACCATGATGAAACCAAACGTCCATCATTTGAACGACCTTGCAAGTGGTCAGTCATGTTGGTAACTGAATTAAATGCAGTCCACCAAGTTCCTTGGGCAAAGTTTGCACCAGGCTGAACATTAAGGTTTTCGTAGGCAAGTTTTGCATTACGAGTTGTAAATGGAAGTTCACCATCTACCTTTTCCTTTGCAGGAGCACCGAATACTTCATTGAAGTACTGGATTACGTTATCACCAGTTGCCTTCTTTGAACCAAGGAACGCAGCCATTGATTTGTATTCTTGCATTTTCTCGTTTGCAATACCCATGTGTTCTTTAACCTCAGCAGGGTCAAATGCTTTACGGTGATTTACCGTTACCATTTTATCTGCATTCTGGGAAAGAGACAGGGTTAGAGTGTTGTTACACACCACACGAATTGGTGTCATACGAATGTTAATCGCTTTACCAAACTGGTGTGGGTTTGAGAACAAGAAGTAGTTCTCTGTAACGTCACCGTTAAACAATTCAAATGATTCTTTACACTTTGCAAGTGCCCAAACCATTTGTCCATCTTTCAGTGAACCAGCGGTATGCATCTCCATATCACCAGCCATTACATACTCATGGAAAAATTCAAATGCCTCTGAGTTCTGTACAGGATTCCAACCTGTACCAACAACATCTAATACAGAGTTATCAGAGGTTCTTACAAGTGCTTCCTTGTTTGGAACTTTAACACCAGATGGTGTCATCAGTGGTTGTTTTTCCACTTCCCAATCAAGTCCAGCAACTTTCTGGAACTGGTCTGGTGTGAGGTCTGCCTCAACTTTAGTACCAAGTCCATGCCATGGTAAGTCACCAACGTATGCCATTTGTGCGTTACCGTTTACGATTTCAAGTTCATGTGCCATAATATTGTCTCCTTCGACTTTGTTTTCTCACTTTATATATACACTATACCTGTTTTCACAACAAATGTCAAGATGTTTTTAAAACTTTTTTCAATTAATTTCGACCCCAAAATTCGATTGGTTTGACTTGTTGGGTGTTTTCAAACAAATACCAGCAACAATTATCCTTACCAACACTGGAACTTCCCTCAATCCATTTGACTCTTCCTATACTAACAACCTTTTTCAGTTTTGTCAAGTAGGGAACTGACTGTTTTGTATGCATCCAATCCGAATCAAACAACAACCAAGTCGGAGCCATTGCAGAAAATCTCTCAATCATAGGATGCAGTATCTTTCGATTCCAAGGGGGATTTGTTATGATATACGGTGTTTCTATTTGTTGTAATAACAACGCATCATACTGAATGACCCTACTATCTTGTGGTTCGATATCATATGCGTGTGTGCATTTGCCACCGTTATTCTCAAGATGGTCAATCAATCTACCGTCACCAGCACAAGGCTCCATAAAGGTGTACCATTCTGGAAGATGTGCAATAAGAGGTTCTACTGCTGAATATGGTGTAGGGTAAAAGTCTCTTGGTATTCTTTCAAATTCACTTCTCTTGCCCATCTTCTTCCTCATAAAGAATCAGTGCAATCAAAGCATAGTTTGCCATGTCAATCAAAGTATCCTTAATACTTTCATCCTTGACTTCTAACTTTTCTTTCTTTGCAAACCCCATAATACGACTAAACTTGTCTCCGATACGAACACAACACCCCTTCCATGCTGGAATGCCTGCCATCTCACAAGTTCTAAAGTTTGCAAATACATCATCTGTACTTGCATAGTCATGACGTTTTGCGTTATGCGTAGTCTTCATATCTTCTAATAATTCATAAAACCGTTCACTCTGATTCATACTATGCCACCTTACTAAAGTTTTTCACCTTCTCAAATTTAACCACACTTCTGAATTTGTCAATCAACATATCCTGTTTGTGTGAAATGATAAACACGTTTTCTTTGTCAAACGTATTCAATATTTTTAGGAAATCATCTGTTCCTGTTGCATCCAACGAACTATCAAATATCTCATCAAGTATGAGTAGATTCGTATTCGTAGAATTCTTCATCTTTGCAACCGCTCTCCATGTAAAGAGTAGTGCAAGGTCAATACGCATCTTCTCACCTTCAGAAAAGTTTGCGTATGAAAACACATCACGAAAACGTGACTTGATTGTCTCGTTGAAGTTCTCATCAATATTAAAGTTGACAAAGAAATCCATAGAAGACAAATATGTGTTAATCAACTTATTCATAATAGGAAGATACTGCTTGATAATCTTGGTCTTGATACCTGTATCTTGTAACAGGTTCTTTGCAACATCATAGTAAAGCATATCCTCTTTCAATTTTGACTTGGTTGAATCTAAAGTATAACACATTTTTTTGAGGTTGTCAAGTTTTTCGTGGTCTGTTTTCGTAACATCTCCACTTTCGATTTGACGAATCTCTTCAGTCAGTGTTGCATTAAACTTCTCCAATTCAGTGATACCACTATTCAGTTTTGCAAGTTTGATATTGTTATCGTTCAATACCTTTGCAATATCTTTGTACTCTTTGATTTTTGCAGTTGCCTTATCCATCTCTGTCTTCATCTGGACAAGACCTTCCGTCAACTCCTTGA